GAAAAAGACCTCTCAGAAATAAGCTGGGAGGAACATCTTGAAACACTAGATAAAATGTACACAGATTTGTTATCTACTGAAAATGGGAACTGGTCACTATCAGAGATAAACAACGCTGAATATGATTTATTAATGGAATTGTTCACAGAACAGAATAAGCCAAAAAAGGAAAAGAAACAAGACGCAATGGATTTCTTTGGTACATTTATGAATCCAGCAGAACTTGCAAAAGTAAAAGGAGAGGCGCTTTAGGGAAACCTAAGGCGTCTTTTATTATGGTATAATAGTTATAGAAATTACAAAAGGAGTGTATATTAATGGCAGACAAACCAGTAGGAAATATGAAGTTTGGGATTGGTTTCAGCGGTCTAGATGAATCCCTAAACACCTTAGATAAATTAAATAGAGCAATTAGACAAACAGAATCTGCAATGAAAACAAACATCTCCACAATGGATAAAGCTAACAAATCAGCAGCAGATTACGCCCAGCAAGAAGAAGACTTAGCAAAAGCTTTTGAATTGCAAGCAAAGAAAATCCAACTTTTGGAAAAACGCAAAGCAGCACAGATTGAGCAATATGGCAAAGAGTCATCAGCAGTAGCAAAAACAAACAACGAAATAAATAAAGCATCTGCGGTATACAATAAATACTCACGTGATTTAGAAAAAGCAAGTCAAGGGTATATTATTGCATCTAGTGGAGTAGATAAGTATAATAAATCGTTGATTGAAAATGAGAAACAAATGAAACAAGAGGTTTCAGCATTAAAGAGTGCTGGAGATAAAACTGGTGCATACGCTGCTCAGAAAAAAGGATTGGAAAAACAAGCCTCTTTAACTACGAAAGCAATTGCAGCTCAGGAAAACGTAGTTAAAGAGTTGACAAAAGAATATGGTGCGAACTCTAAACAGGTTCAAGACGCACAAGCAAAACTAGATAGCTATAAACGTCAACAATCCATCACATCTAAGCAACTTGAAGCAACCAACAAAAATCTCAAAGACGGTAAAAGATCATTTAAAGGTTTAAACGATGAGATGAGTAAATCAGAATCAGCAGGCAGTAAAGCTGTAAAATCATTAGGTAAAGTCACCAGTGGTTTAGGGAGTATGATTACTGGAATAGGTAAAGTTGTAGGTAGCGTTGGACTGGGTGCTTTACTAACTGTTGGTAACAAAGCGTTTGGAGCTGTGAGCAATAACTTAGATGGAGCTATTAAACGTATTGACACCTTGGCAAACTCAACAAGAGCTTTTGAAAATATGGGCTTTTCAGCAGACAATACCGCAAAAGCAATGAAAAACATTTCTAAAGCAATTGAAGGATTACCAACAGCATTAGATGACTCAGTAAGTAATGTTCAGTTATTAGCTGCATCAACTGGCGACCTTGATTTATCAGTTGATGTGTATAAAGCCTTGAACGACGCCATACTTGGTTTTGGTGGAGATGCCAACATGGCAAATAATGCGATTGTTCAGTTGTCACAATCATTTTCTAACGGTAAAATTGATGCACAAACGTGGAACTCAATGATTAACTCAGGGTTGGGACCAACGTTAAACGCATTGGCTAAACAAATGGGCATAACAACTGGTGAGCTGAAAAACGGTCTTTCAGAAGGTAAAATATCTGTAGAAGACTTTCAGAAAGCACTTATTACACTTGACAAAGACGGTGGTGGTGGTCTTAAGTCATTAGACCAGATTGCTAAAGACTCTACTAATGGGATTGGCACTTCCATAGCAAACATGAAGACAGCCATGGTTAGAGGAACTGCTGAGTTAATTAAATCGTTTGATGATGTCTTAAAAAATATGGGATTACCCTCAATAACTGAATTTATTACTAACTCAGGTAAAAACATTGAGGCAACAATGAAAGGAATTGCAAGCTCATTACCAGCAATAGCCACAAAATTCTCATGGGTTGGTGACATCTTCAACACTGTAACTAGTGGATGGAAAACAGTTCTAGGTGAAGTCATTGAGGTTGGAAGTAAAGTAGTTGACAGCATTGGTAAAATTGGGTCAGCCATTGGAGATATTTGGAATAATGGTAAAGTTAGTACAGATAAGTACGCACTACTAAATGCCATGGGTATGAGTACAGAAACAATCTGGCAAATGGAAGATTTTATTGGTAATATCAAAGCAGTAGTTGAGCCGTTTGGTAAATACGTCACTGGTTTCTGGAAGCTAATTACAGGTAATGAAGCAGAACAGATGGATGGCTACTCAATGCTAAGACAGTTAGGTATGAGTCCTGAAAGTATTGCAAAAGTTGAGGAAGTTAAAAACACATTAACAAACATTTTTAAATCAATCAAAGAAAACTACTCTAACTATTTAGGAGCAGTACTTGATGCAGCTGGTAAAACATTGAGTACACTCTTTGACTTCATCATGACAAACATTGTACCAATCGTATTACCAGCACTAGTAAGCATTATGAAAACAGTAGGAGAAGCATTCAAAGACGTATTTGGATTTCTATCAACATGGTGGGATAAGAACGGTGATAGAATTATGAAAGCAGTTGAAAATCTACTAATTATCTTATCACCACTAATTGCAATAGCTATTGAATTAGTTAAGTCATTTGTTAATTCAGTTATTGGGCTGATAAAAGGACTTGTAAAAGTAGTAACTGGTATCATTGACGTTTTTAGTGCATTATTAACTGGCGATTTCAGTGGTATGTGGGAGTCAATTAAAAACATCTTCTTTGGCGCTATTGAAGTGGTTTGGAACTATATTAATATTATGTTCATTGGTAAGATATTAAAAGCAGTTGGTGGATTTGGAGCTGGTATTAAAAGTCTATTCACTACTATGTGGAATGGAATTAAGAGTCTGTTTACAGGTGGTGCGACTGCGGTAAGTAGCACGGTATCAAACTTTGGAACGACCGTTTGGAATTTCTTCAAGTCATTAGGTAGTAACTTAGGTAAAACAGTGAGTAATATGTGGACAGGTATTAAAAGTACATTTAGTGGTGGGATTGATACAGTACTTGGCTGGGTAAAATCAATGCCTAACAAAATGGCAGAAGGTATCAAATCTGGAGCTAAATTTGTTTTTGATGCGTTCAAATCAATGTTTAATGGGGTATTAAAAGCTATTGGTGGACCAGTTAATGGAATCATTGGTGGGGCATCATGGGTGCTTGAAAAATTAGGAGCTGAACCATTGAAGAAATGGGAAGTACCTCAATACGCTACAGGTACTCCAAAAGGTGGACACCCAGTCAATGGACCAATGATGGTCAATGACGGACGTGGTGCGGAAACAGTTATCACTCCAGATGGTAGAGCATTTATTCCTAAAGGACGTAATGTAGTACTAAACGCACCAAAAGGAACACACGTCTTAACAGTAGAAGAAACAGCCCAGCTTCAAGGTTCAAAAGCACCTAAGTACCGTTATAAAAAAGGTACTAACTTCTTTGGTAACATGTGGGATAGTGTGAAAAATGTTGCTGGTAATGTAGGAAACACACTTAAAAATGTAGTAGGTGATGTGTGGGACTTCATTTCAGACCCTGGCGCATTAGCTAGAAAAGTACTGGGTGGCTTAGATATATTAGGTGGATTGACAAAATATCCGTTAGAGGTAGGTAAAGGTATTCTATCTAAAGCAACAAGCGCCCTGACTGAAAAAATCACTGAGTTGTTCTCATCTGGTAACTTAGATACATCTATAGGTACCAATGGTGTCTATAAATATTTAGCAGATGTAGCTAAATCTGTAATGAAGAAATTCCCAGGCTTTGTGGCAACGAGTGGTTATAGACCAGGTGACCCATATTCACATGGTAAACGTAATGCTATTGATATTGCACTGCCTGGTGTCACAGGTGGCTCACCACGATACACAGAAGCTGCAAACTATGCCTTTGATAAATTTGCATCTAAGATTGGTTACGTAATCACTAATGGTAAAGTTCGTGACCGTTCAGGACAATCAGGTACAGGTATCCACAATGATTGGAGACCATGGCCAGATGGAGACCACTACGACCACGTGCATTTAAACGGTGTGAAAGACCCACAAAACACTCAAATTTCAGGAGATAGCGTGGGAGGTAGTGGTGTTGAAAGATGGCGTAATGTAGCAATCAGAGCATTGAAAATGACTGGTCAATATAGTACTTCAAACTTAAACGCATTACTAAATCAAATGCGTACAGAGTCAAATGGTAATCCTAATGCAGTTAACAATTGGGATATTAACGCCAAAAATGGAACACCATCAAAAGGGTTGCTCCAAGTGATTGACCCAACATTCAGACAGTATGCAATGCCAGGATTCAACAGCAATATTTTTGACCCACTATCTAACATCTTAGCTTCAATCAGATATGCTTTGTCAAGATATGGCTCGCTAACAAATGCCTATCGCGGAGTGGGTTATGAAAACGGTGGAATAATCACGAAAGAACACATTGCAAGAGTTGGAGAAGGTAACAAGGAAGAAGTAGTTATTCCACTAACTGGTTCTGGCTTAAAACGTTCAAGAGCCATGCAACTATTAGCCTATGCAAATGAGAAGTTGAATAAACAGAGTACTTCAACAACGGTTACTACAGGTAACTCTAACTCTGACTCTAACCTACAACTTATCATTGCTCTAATGCAACAACAAAATGAGCTACTAGTTCAACTCTTAGAAAAGAACACTGATGTTCTTTTAGATGGTAAGAAGTTAAATCGTGAATTACAGAATATAAACAAAACTGAACAAAGAAATACGAATCGTTCCCTAGGGTTAATTTAATATTTATATAAAGGTGGTTCACAACCACCTTTATTTGTGTTATAATGATAATATAAATAAGTGAGGAGTTAAAAAAATGCCTAATAATTATGATTTTTTAAGAACATTCACATTTAATGGTCAAGGAACAAATCATTTGTTTCAGATTGCCAAAGTGAACATTCCCTTCATGAGCAAAGAAAACGAGTTTTTCACCGTAGGTAACACAGATGGAAAACATTTCAGAAATACACGATTGGGAGACTATAGTATTTCAATTGATGGCTTCATTATTAAAGATAATACTGGAGTAGATGTTTCAAGCGCTTTAGATCAATTGAAGTTAATTATCAACAGTGATGAACCAAAAAAACTGATTTTTGACATCTTCCCAGATAGATATTTTAATGCTATTTTTTCAGGAGTACAGGAGTATGATGCAACGGATACACGATACACGCCTCTAACACTGGTTTTTGATGTACCTGACGGATTAGCTCATCAAATAGAACCTAACACTTTTACGAATGTATATTCTACATCAAGAAACCTTATTTTAGATTCTGAATATCAGAAAAAGGATGTGTATTTACATCAAGGGGTTAAGTTAGCAGAAGAAAAACACAATGGCTCATCTATTGTCTACGTAGATTATAGAGATGGTATTCCGTATGAAGGTTCCGCACAGGATGGATACGTGTGGTTACCTATATACTATATGAATATTCGTAACTTGCCAGAATTACAAGTAGGTCAAGATGTAAACTTTTCAATAGAGGCTAAAGTATTAGCTATTGATGAAGATGATGAGAGACCAGAGTCAGGTAACCTAGTTTTGGAAGAATGGTCTGTCAATCCATCAAAACTTTTGCATAAGCACTTTATCAATATACCAAAAGAAGTAGGAGACTTCAAAAAATATGGTAAGGTGATTAAAATTACAGATTCTAATACCAAAGCTCTCAATTTGAGCTATGGAATTACTGGATTAGATACCATCATTCACTGGTCTAAACCAATGCTCTCACTATTACCACCGCTGGGTACAACCATTAATGCACCAAGCGTGGGGGCTAAGGCATACAGTAACAGCTTAGACTTTGGGAATTATGATTATAGTGGGAATCCGAATTTAATGGCTAATATAAACGCTGAAAGCTTCTCGCAAGGTACGGGTGCTTTATCTGTTGTGGATGATGGTGACGAGGTAGTAGTCACGCTTGA